GAAGTGACGGCACCCGTAAGGTTAGCGTTGGTAATGGCAGAGCCTGCGATCAAGCCGACAGCCGTGCCCGTTGCGTTTGTTGCGACTAGGAATGTGGGTGTACCCAAATCAGGCGCTACCAAAACAGGAGCATTGGCAAACACCAGTGAGCCTGTGCCCGTCTCATCGGTTACTGCCGTACGCAAGTTAGCAGATGAAGGTGTGCCTAAGAATGTGGCGACGCCCGCACCTAAACCAGCCACGCCAGAGGCAATTGGCAGACCAGTGGCGTTGATTAAGTCAGCTTGGCCAACAACACCCAATGTGGGATTGGACATTACGGGGCTTGTGAACAAACCCGTGACAGTAACTTGCTTGGTTGTTGTGCCTTGGACTAACGGTATATCCTCCGTCCCCGTCAAGGGCGTTGTGGCCAAAGGGAGTTGGGTGATTTTGACGTTAGCCATTATTTTTACTCGTAAGAAATGGTTGCAGAGACAGTGCCGCTGATCACAACGTAGATGCCTTTATTGGTGTACAAACCATTGAAAAAGTTGTGCATTGTGTTTCCGGTAGGCGTAAACGTTGCCAAAACCACGGGGTCAGACGCGCTAGAAGCAGATGAGTCATAGACCGTGATAGTGGGCGTGCTAGAAGCGCTGCTCACAAAAATACCGTTGAGTTTGCCAGCGCTTGCTTTGATCTGGGCGGTGGCTGTAATGGCGGTGTAGTTAGACATGGTGGCTCCTTATGCCAAGAATTTCAGTTTGTACAGAGTCCGAAGATGAATTTCAACAATATTATCAATCAACTGTTGCAATGCTGAATCTTCTTTTTTGCAAATTTCATATCTGCAAGCCTCAATTTGTTTGAGTGAATCTTCCAAAAACTCAACAACGTTTTTAGTGGATTTTGCTGAGTGTAGCGTGATTGGGCCGATCAAACCATAGCGGCCTTGGTAAGCCTCGGCAAAGTCGTCAGCCGCACCAACAATACGGTCGTAAAAAATGTTGAGCGCCACATGCTTAGCGTAGCTACGGGTGTTCAAATGCACACTGTGCGTGACATCGCGGGCCAAAAACAACTGGCCTACAAAATCTGCTGCTGTTTTCATTGTGGCATCCCCATTGGTTGTTCTGGAGGTATTTCTTCAGCCTCACGAACCGACGGCATCATCATAGTCTGTGATTCCATGGCCGCAGCAACAACACCCATGGCAATGTCTTGGATCTGTTCTTCAGTCATGCCGGCCTGCACCGCGCTGATTCGCTTGGTTTCGGCGTCGTATGCCTTGATTTCAGCCTCAAAGTCCTTGCGTTGCAAGTCCTGCATTTCAATCGACTTGCCGACGTTCTGGATCATCTGGTGCATCTGCTCCATCTCTTGACCCATCGCTTGAATCTGTTGCTGCGCCGCTTGCAATGCTGGGCTTTCGTCACTGTCTTCCAAGAACTTAGGATCAATCGTCTTGGCAAAGCGCTTGCTCATCTCTTGTGCGCCAGGCCAGTCCATGTTCTTAACGAACAAGTCGCCAGCCACAGCCCACAGTTGTGGGTTGCCTTGCAGAAGTTGAGCCATGGCTTCCAGTGCTTCTTGACGCTTGGTTGCGTAGCCGGGGCCAGTGGTGGCCACCACGTCGTACTTGCCAACGCCCGGATTGTAGATTTTCTCTATAACCACCCCGTTTTCATCAACAATTTTCTTGACTGGTTCTTCTTGCTCAGGGTTGATCTTGACCATCTTCGTCTCGCCATCTTCACCAATAATGCGGGCAATGCGTTGAGTGTCGTAAATCTTAGGAATCAAATCAACTAGCTGGCGCGCAACGTGGCGAACTGCTCTAGTCAGGTTGTCACCGTAATGGTACGTGCCTACATCACCTTCACGCTGGCGTGCAAGGATGGCTTTGCCGCTACGCTCATTACCGCCCAGACCCAAACTGGCGTCATATTGACCCGTTGTGGCCTTAATATCCTCAGATGCGCCTGCTTTGGCCTGTAATAGACCGCTGGAGGCCATTGGCGGCTGTGCCCGCTGGGGTAGTGGCAAGACCGCACCTTGGCCGTCTGTAACGTCTGGATTGACCTCAAGGTATGGCCAGTTGTTTGTGTTAGCCGTTTTCCACTTGTCTTCGTAGCCCTCAAACTGGCCGCCGTAGCCAATAAACGGTGCTTTAGGCGCCAAAGCAAGCATTTCAGCCTCTTGTGACACCCAATAGTTGTACATTCTTTGCGCATCTTTGGCGTTACGCACCAAACCGCTGATGTAAATACGGCCATCAACTTCAAATTCGTTGCCAATGACGCGAATGACGGGAATCCACTTGCCCGCCCAGTCGTTTTGTTCCAAAATCTCATACCCGTTGATTTTGCAATACTTAACCTTGGGGTTAATTGATTCGCGTGTGCGCTTAGGTTTGCCGTAAACCGCTTTAAAGTTTCTATCTTCAGCCGTACCCTCAAAAGCAGTCTGCCCGCCGGGGTACATGTTCAGTTTGGCTTTTTCGTAGTCAATGTAGTAGTAACTGGCGATGCGTACAGTATCCTCATTGAGCCAGTTGCTGATCGACTGATCACCTACACCAAGCGACTGGAGCGTCGAGATAGGCGCAGCGTCTGGGTACTGGCGCTCGTACTCTGCTTTGGTCAAATCTTCAGTGATAAAGCAATATTTAGCATCCGCACCCGTTGGGTCTTGGATCAAAGGATCCATGTAGACCGAGAAACTGTTGCGAACACGGCCAATCTTAATGTCTTGATCGAACGTGTTGGGGTCGCAATACTCAGTCATTAGCGTGATGTAACCTTCGCCGTAGGCGACTTGGTTTTCACACGCTGTGTCGTAAGCTACGTCTGCGTCTGACATGTATTCGATGTGGCGAATCATGCCGTTAAAAATCTCAGCCACCTGCACGTCCGCGTTGTCGTCTACTGGGATGACCTTGGCGCCGGGGCGGTTCTGACGCATGTCATTCGTTACTTGACGAACGTGTTGGGGCAGTTTGTTAATCGTTAGTGTCGGGCGCGCGTTGATCGTTTGACCCTGCACTGCACCACGGGTAGCCAATACGTCAGCAGGCCACTGCCAGTGGTTGTCAGGCGAGCCAGCGTAAAAGCGCAGATCGTCAATTTCGTCTTCTCGTGATTCTGCTAGGGCACTCACAGCCATGTCCAAACGTGCCCGTGCGACGGTCAATATGTCAAAGTCACTTTTTGGTGGTTTGCCGCCAGCCGCTACGTTAGCGGCGGCGACCATGCCTGTTGGATCTGCCATGTTATTTCTTCTTTGCTTTTGAGGCTTCGCGCTTGACCGAATAAGCTATTGCCACCGCCTGTTTTACGGGCTTGCCAGCTTTGACTTCAGCTTTAACGTTCTTGCGAAAGGCTTCGGGTGATTTTGATTTAACCAGTGCCATGATTATTTCTTTGCTGTTTTAGCGGATTGTTTAAAATCTTTGGCAGTCGGCGCGCCTTTGTCGCCAGGGGAGCGCATCTTTTCTTTACTGCCAGCAGCTATGCGCTCGCGTTTTGCTGCAATGTTTGCGTAAAGTCCGGGCTTTTTCATACTAACACTTCCATCGTTTAAGAGCAGCTTTAGCGCGTTCGCCATCCTTGGCGTTGGCGGCTACTGCGCCCATTCTTGCACAAAATGAGTCCTTGCGACCTTGGTCTGCTTTGGTTTTGGGGTTAGGCGCTGGCGCTTTGAGGTTGCTGCCAGTCTCGCGGTTGTACTTCTCACGCCCTTTGGCGGTCAAACCAGCACCTTTGCTGGTGGGCAGTTTCTCACCACGTCCGACAGATAAGGATACTTTTTTCATGAACCCATCCAAGAAGTTGCAACCACGCTTCGATCTGAATACATGCGGCGCTGCGTGGGTTCACGCGCCTCACGGTGAGCCACGGGGTAGGCAAACGTGACGCAAATCGCATCTGCTGCGTCAGGCGAGGCCAGCCCCCGTGCTTTCATGTCCTTTTTCGACTCTAAGAAGATTGTACCCTTAGAGTCGGGCTTCATCATAGGCGAAATTAGATCAGTTTTGAGAAATCTGTCAAGCGGAATCGACGCCCCTTTTAACCAATCTTTCATCGCACCCCACATTTCGGCTCTTTTATTACCATACATGATGGGATTCTTAGACTTGCTGCCAAAATTGATGCCCTTGACCTTGTAGCGCTGCTCTTTTAAACGGTCGACAATGCCGGCTCCTAAGCCACCTTCGTCGATCACGACCAACGT